AGAACTCGAGGCGTTCCGTCCGGAAATGGAGCGCATCCTAGTGCGTGCGGACTTCGCGCACCACATGCTCCATGGCATCAACTTCCTCGACCTCACGGCTGACGACGAGCTCACTGAAGAAGAGATTACTGACGACGATGAAGAGATAGAACTTTAATACAGCTTACACTTGTCTACGACCGTGACGCCTCCTAAGGGGGGGGGTCTCATCGTGAATAGAATCAGAATCAGATAAGAATAAGAATCAGATAAAACCATCTGTGCTTCGCACATCTGTTTTTATTAATATAAAAATGTTTCCTAAATCACACTACCAATCTACCTCCATATCCTCCGGAATGGGGTAGCCAGCTGCATCCATAGCGACGGTATTGAACCGTCTAGACTGCACCTCATGATGACGAGAACGAGACTGACGACGTTCAGTAGCTCGATACACAGCTTCAAGAGGCGGAGCGCCGCGAGGTTGATATTCGCGCTCATTAAAAGCACGCGTAGCCGCCCGCGGCATTGCAGGACTACGAGATATAGCAGCGGCAACACCTGCTCCGCTGTTATCATCTACGTAAGTTCCAAACGCACATGAGTATTGTTAACACCAGGAATACCACCTCGCCCACTCATAGCCTGCGCGGCGTACGCGCCAGCGAAACGCATCGCGACACCACCCAAACGAGTAAGCAAAGGCTCAGCAATATTTTGAAAAACTTGCGGACCTTGTAACTCTGCACCACGCGCAAGCGCGTTCAATCCTTGCTGAATATAACCTTCTTGCCCAGCTTCAGTATGAGTAAACTCTTGTTGCCCACTCATAGAAGAGACCGATGACATAGTCCCCGGACTATTCGGAGCAGCCTGCGTACCAATCAAAACACCAGTTTTCTTTGGTAAAGCCTCGGTCAAAAGCAAATGCTCACACGACAATGGAGAACCAGTCGTCGGAGCACCCTCAACAAGCACGACAATAGTACACCATGACCAGCCAAACGGCGAAGCCGGTTCAGCTGCTTGGTTCGTAGTAGAAACTGCGACCTGGTTACTATCCTCATATTGAAAAGCACGCTCATCAATCCACTTGTTAATCGCAGTAATAGGTGACTGCGTTAGAGACGCCAAAGTCACGCGCTTGTAAAACGCAAGACCAGTCATCTCATTGACAGTAGTAGGAAACTGCCAAGTTGTCGAGGAGTTAGCATAATAACTCTCAACTGATAAACCAATATGCACAAACCCAGTCGCACTTGTAGGAGCCAAAGGACTCACAAGACGAGCAGCGTGGGCAACTGGTCTAATAGCTTCGAAAGCAGCGCGCATGCTAACAACATCTCGACGATCCGTAGAATTAGTAGCAATAGCAACACCCCAATTCACCGTAGCGGCATCTACAGGTGTTGCGGTGATAACTGCCTGGTTATAAAAAGGACGAAAGGCAAAGCCTGTCATATAACCAGCTGTACCAGGTGCAGGACAAGAAACCTGGTCAGTAGCAGCATTTGCAATACTAGGCATAGTGTTGCTATCCGGAACCTTAGCGCCCAAGGCATCCGGATGAAAAGGATCCAATTGCGCAAGCGCAAACTTAACCGATGGGGTCAATTCGCCGGGGCATCGGCAGGGTGCCTTACGCCGGCCTTGACCTTGACGTTTATTCGAAGAATAAGCCGGACGACGAGGTCGACGGCGAACTGAAGCACGGCGCCTAACGGGCTTCCGCACATTAGTTCGAGAACGTCGATAAACCATCTGTACGATTTAGAGAAAATACAGAAATGAAACTACAGAGCTGGATAAGTACAGTTTGCTCTGGACTCAAAAGAACACAGTTCAGAAATAAGTCCAGATACGTACCAAACTTCAACTTAGCTCAGCTCAGTAGCTCCTAGGTAATAATGTGGATGGTCAGCTACTGAGCCATTCCACGAGACCTAGGAGCTATAGCCAAAACACAATCCATTTTGCCATGGACCACACAAGCAAGTACCGCGCCTGGTGTTTCACGTTGAACAACTACACCAAGACCGATGAAGACCATATTCAAGGAACACTGGCTAGCTTCGCCAGATACATCGTCTACGGAAGAGAACTCGCCCCAGAGACAGGAACACCCCATCTCCAAGGCTACATCTACTTCCACAACCAACGACAGCGAAAGGCAGTCGCAAGACTGCTTCCTCGTGCGAGGTTGGACGTGGCTAACGGCTCGGCTAAGCAAAACCAAACGTACTGCACAAAGGAAGGGGACTACTTCGAACATGGAGACATGCCAATCGAGAGAGCCGAAGCACGAGTGCGAGGTGGTGCGGGTAATGCAGCTCGATACACCAACGCAGTTGATCTCGCCAGAAGAGGAGACATGGATTCGATTCGAGAAAGCGACCCCCAGATGTTCCTCATTCATGGTCCAAGACTGGAATCCTTGTATGCACCCGAAGCTCGCCCACTCCAAGGCGACCTTCTTCACGAGTGGTGGGTCGGCCCTTCCGGTTCAGGGAAGTCTCGGTTGCTTTGGGAACTATATCCAAAGCACTTCGCCAAAGCCTTGAACAAGTGGTGGGATGGATACCGCCACCAAGAGGTCGTTGCTATCGAAGAATGGAGTCCAAAGAACGACTTGACTGCGTCTTCGTTGAAGAAATGGGCAGATAGATATCCGTTCCCGGGAGAAATCAAGGGAGGGTGTCTTCAGGGATTGAGACCAAAGAAGATCATTGTGCTAAGCAATTACACGCCGCAACAATGCTTCCTGAACCAAGAAGACCTCGAGCCGATCCTTCGGCGATTCACGGTAATGTATTTCCCAAAGGAAGAGCAGCACGCCAGATACCGAGCCGCGGATTTCTGTATCCCAATCGACACAATCATGAGTAGTGTGATTTCGGAAACATTCGAGGAAGATGAAGATTGCGAGCTTCCAGATTTAGATCTAGATAAGCTCTTTGAAGACATGTGATGCCTCTACGGCACCATGTTATATAATCCAGTGTGTATTACTTTGTTGATTAGTGTTGGCCACCGTCTTCGACGGTGTCTTATGACGACATAAGTGGCCGACCTGCCGTCGGCCTGGGTATGCCCCCCCCAGCCGGCGGCGACTCGCTGCGCTCGGCGGCCGTCTGACCGCCCCCCTAGCGGGGGGGGCCAAGCAAAAGATTGTCATACCAATGGATGCTTTTGTAGGGGTAGGGTTATACGTTGAAGTATACGTTGAAGTATATGTTATACGTTGTGTGGACCACATACGTATGTATACAAACATTAAGATGTTTTAGATATGACTTGAATACTCTATAGTATAGAGTACAACCATGTACCCAAAGGTGTATACGTCCCCCTCTTACAAGGGGGGGACGCAGTGTACGCAGTATACGCGAGTGGACGTAACCCACTCACTTTCCAATCTACCACGTACCCCACAAGTGTAACCAGTCCAACATGGCCCAAGCCAACTCCAACACCGTACTCTTCGAGATGATGATGAACTTCCGAGCACAGCTCGAATACGCGCAAGCCGAGAACGACGTTATGAGAACGCAGCTCGCGCACCAACAGTCGCAGATCCACGAACTAGCGACCGACAACAGACAGCTCACGGCGGCCAACCGACGTGGAGCAAACCTCGTGCAGATGAAGCACGAAGCCGGGATCATGTTCGGCCAAGTAACCGACCGAACTGCGGAACTCTTCGGAACGATGCGACGCGAGATACCAGAACTCGCGGCATTCCGCCCAGAGATGGAACGCATCCTAGTGCGCGCGGACTTCGCGCACCACATGCTCCACGGCATCAACTTCCTCGACCTTACGGCGGACGATGAACTGACTGAAGAAGAGATTACTGATGACGATGAAGAAGTAGAACTCTAATACAGCTAACACTTGTCTACGACCGTGACGCCTCCTGAGGGGGGTATCACCGTACATAGAATCAGAATCAGAATCAGAATAAGAATCAGATAAAACCATCTGTGCTACGCACATCTGTTTTTATTAATATAAAAGAATGTTTCCTAAATCACTACCAATCAATCTCCATATCCTCCGGAATGGGATTGAGAGCAGCATCCATAGCATACTCATTAAAACGACGAGACTGAACCTCGTGGTGACGAGAGCGTCCCTGACGACGCGCAGTTGCGCGATAGAGCGCCTCCACCGGTGGCGCACCACGTGGCTGATAACGACGTTGTTCGGATACAACACCTCCGTCAGCCGCGCGACGATTAACAGATGGAGCGACACGACGAATCTCGGCAGCTGCACGAGCACCGTCACTGTCATCTAAGAAAGAAGTAAACGTTGGTTAGCATTCACACCTGGAATGCCACCCCGTCCTGCGATAGCCTGAGCAATATACGCAGCTCCTGAATTCACAGCAGCGCGGCCAAGGCGCGTGATCAACGGGATAGCGATATTGTTCATAACTTGTTCACCTTGTTGAGCGGCGCCATTATACAAGGACTGAAGTCCCTGTTGCATGTAGCCTTCTTGTCCCGCTTCGGTATGAGTAAACTCCTGCTGAGCACTCATTGTCGAAACACTCGACATGGTACCAGGGCTGTTAGAAGCAGCCTGAGTACCAATCAAAACACCGTCCTTCTTCGGCAAAGCCTCACTCAACAACAGGTGTTCCGCAGAAAGCGGGGATGAAGTCGCTGGCGAACCTTCAATAAGCACAACAATTGTACACCACGACCAACCAAAAGGATTGGAAATCTCGGGTGCAGCCAAGTTAGTAATCCCAGCAAGCTGGGTTGTATCAGCATACTGAAAAGCACGCTCATCAATCCACTTATTGATGGCGGTAATCGGTGACTGTGTCAAAGACGCAAGCGTCAATCGCTTATAAAAAGCAAGACCAGTCATCTCATTAACACTTGTAGGAAACTGCCAAGTGCTAGCTGGAGAGTTGTAATAGCTCTCGACTGAAAGACCAATGTGAACAAAGCCTGTCGCAGAGGTTGGAGCCAATGGACTAACCAACCGGATAGCATGCGCTACCGGACGGATAGCTTCAAACGCTGCCCGCATCGTAGTGACATCACGACGATCGACAGCATTTACAGTCGCATTCGCACCCCAGGAAACAGCTGTACCAGATACCGGAGTGGCATTGATAACAGCCTGATTATACTGAGGACGAAAAGCAAACCCAGTTAACCAGCCAGTAGTACCAGCTGCGACACAGGAAACCTGGTCAGTGGCAGCATTTGCAATACTAGGCATAGTGTTACTGTCTGGAACCTTAGCACCCAACGCGTCGGGATGAAAAGGATCAAGTTGCGCAAGCGCGAACTTAGCAGTTGGACTCAACTCCCCGGGGCAGACGCATGGCTTCTGCTGACGGGCGTAACCTTGACGTTTACTCGAACGATTAAACGTACGACGAAGTCGACGGCGAGCTGGAGCACGGCGCCTAACGGGCTTCCGCACATTAGAACGAGAGCGACGATAAACCATCTGTACGATTTAGAGAAAATACAGAAATGAAACTACAGTGCAGTAAAGTACAGTTTGCTCTGGACTCAAAAGAACACAGTTCAGAAATAAGTCCAGATACTTACCAAACTTCAACTTAACACAGCACAGTAGCTCCTAGGTAATAATGTGAGAGAAGAGCTGCTGTGCAGCTTCTCTCACGAGACCTAGGAGCTATAGCCAAAACACAATCCATTTTGCCATGGACCACACAAGCAGATACCGTGCATGGTGCTTCACATTGAACAACTACACAACGATCGATGAACAACACATTCAAGGAACATTGGCTAGCTTCGCCAGATACATCGTCTACGGAAGAGAACTCGCCCCAGAGACAGGAACACCCCATCTCCAAGGCTACATCTACTTCCACAACGCCAGACAACGAAAGGCAGTCTCACGCCTGCTTCCTCGTGCGAGGTTGGACGTGGCTAACGGCTCGGCTAAGCAAAACCACAAGTACTGCACAAAAGAAGGTGACTACTACGAACATGGAGACATGCCAATCGAACAAGCAGAAGCACGAGTGCGAGGTGGTGCGGGTAATGCAGCTCGATACACCAACGCAGTTGATCTCGCCAGAAGAGGAGACATGGATTCGATTCGAGAAAGCGACCCCCAGATGTTCCTCATTCATG